AGGTAATCGTGTCGAGACGATTGTTAAAGTTGCCGTTCTTATATGGTCTGCTGGAATGTTGAGCCTAAGCTATTGGGAACCTCCTAGTGGTAAGAAGATAGTAGACTTTGATCCAACTTTCATCGCTTCGATTTTCAGTGGAAGTTTAGCCAGTTTTGGCCTCCAGGTAGGCAAGAAAAAGAACGGTAATGGCAATGCACCTAAAATAGTGGATAATAGTAAAAACAAGGTTGGGATCAAATGAAAAAACTTTTATTACTTGCAGCCTTCTGTATTCAGTTTCCTGTTTTTGCAGATATTCAAAGCTCATTTACTTCAAGTATAAAATTAGAAAGCGTGTCGGCTGGAACTTCTGCCGATAAAATTGGATCTAGTTATAGCATAAGTGGTACAAATATAACTACTACAAGCGGAGATGCCGCAACGGTAGGTGGTTTTGGAAGTCTTACAAATGGTGTTCCTTCAGTTACTATGCCAAGTGCTACACAGACCGTAGCGGGCGAAACTTTTAGCTTTACTCAGTCATACCTTGAAGGCGATGCTACTGCTGGATCTGCCCCAACAGTCGGCCAAGTAAGCAACTTCAGTGATTTGACCTCAACTGCTCAGGGATCAGTAGGCACAGCAGCAATTACTTTAGATCATCACACAATGTCATTAGCCGGTGGAACTGGAACAGGAATTGTATTAACAGGTCAGTTTGTCACAGATTTAACTATTGATTAATGTGGAAGTATTTACCATTTGTATTTCTTGTTTATAATCCTGTTTATGCAGTTCCAGTCGTTCCAAATTTTACACAAGGTTCGAGTACTTCACGAACAGAAACTACCACAAATATCACTGAACAGATCCGCACAACTGAATTTAATTCAGGATTTACATATAGTGTTTCAGGAACAGGAATACAACATGATGGGGCAACAATATCAGCCCCTAATGTTGATGTTACAGAAAGCATAAATGGAACAACTTATACATGGACAGGTTTAGATTTACAGCAAAGACCAAACTGGACGCAAACAACACAAGGAAAGGGAGCTTTTCAATTTATAGAAACATACAAAGGGCCATCACTAGAATCTATAACAGATGTAACAAGATCAATAGAATCAACTTCAGTAACAGATACAACTACAATTTTCTCGCAATAGTAGCAATATTATCTGGGAGTCCAGCATTTGCTAATACCTCAAATACTGCGGCCCCCTCAGCTAGTGCGAGCGGGTCGGTGTCAAATTTTGCCACGCAGGTATTAGGTGGCCCAATGGTAGAAAATCATTATGGGAATGGCATCAGATGTTCTGGACCACAAATGTCTATAAGTCCATTTGCTACATCTACCTTAAATATAAAAAGACCTATGGATCATACTTATGAAACTCCATATTATAATCCAGCCGTTGACGATGATGGAAATTTAACAAATGCAGGGGAAATTCTTTTTTATCAAGATAATTACAGTGGCAATAAAGATTCTTTAGGTTTAAATTTTGGTGTTGCTTTAACTTTTAATATTCCGCTTGATACAAGATTTCAAAATGCTTGTTTAAAAAGTGCTACAACTCAAGAAAAAATACAACAACAAATATTATCTAAAGAAAGATTAAATTATGAACTTGCAAGACTAAAAAATTGTGGTGAGTTAAAACTTGCAGGGATAGAGTATGCAAAGACAAGTATTTATCATAAATTATGTGAAGATGTAATTGTAAGACCAAAAAAAGGACAAGTATTACCTCATAACCATAAATTAGAAATTAGGAATTAGATTTATCAAGTTTTTTCTTTATTTGTTTAAATATTGTAGATATAAGTTTTTTTATTAAAGGAGCCAAAAGCGCAGAGCCACCAGCAACCACACCAATAACAGCAGTAGAAATGAGTGCTTGAGGTGTACCAATAAAGCTTTCTCTGAATGGTACTTTTTCCCAGATTGGGTCACAAGAAATTCCAGTTCTTTCCCATTTTACCAATCTTTCAATTTTTTTATCATTTCTGTAATCTCCTTGTCTAAATTGTGGATTTTTAGGTGGGCAAGGTTTAATTTCTATCTTTTCTTTTTTCTTTTTTGGTATCTCTGGTTGTACAGCCTGAACGCCCTCTTGCTGCTCTTGTAACGGCTGTTGTGGTGCTACGTATAGAAATTCACTAGGATTATATTCAAGAGGTTCATAGCTAGGAATATCAAACGTACCACAAGCTTGATAAGTACCCTTTTCATCTTCTCCTATAAGACTTGGTAAATTATTTCTATGAGCATCAACACAAGCTGGTACATCAACAACTGGTTTATAGATTATATCAAGTGTTGGTCTTTGTAATTCCCATATTCTTATTTGTGGAATATCAATTTCTTTTATTTTTATTTGTGGAATATCAATCTTTGGTATTTCCAATTAAAACTTAGGAAGTTTGGTTGTAGGTAAAGATGGCCCTGTCATTTCTGGTAAAGCATTATCAAGAACTTTTGGCATCAATCCCTGTACGTTTTCCATTATTTCAGTCATAACCCTTGATTTGAATTGATCGCTACTAAAGTATTTATAAGCAAAGTAACCTCCTCCAACCATTGACCCAGAAAGTAAAAGGGATAATAATGAAGCTACTTGACAAATTTTTTGAAACATAATGCTGAAAGAAATTTTGGTTACAGCACCACTTACGTTGATGACACTGTTTTTGATTCTGTCTTTAACTCCTTTTTATCTGACGGCTGGTTTTCTTCGGAGGCTTGCATCTCTAAAATTTGTTGATCCAACAATTTTAAAGCCCCAGTAATTTCATATAAATTTGCAAGTTGTTTTTCTTTTTCCAATAACAGATGTTGCTTTGTTTCCTGTAATTTTTGTAAATTCATCAATTAGGCGTAAAGTGTTTTTCCTGTAGTTATAGCGGCATCAATAGCTGTGAATGATTCTGATGTCCAAATAGAAGTTGTACCATCAGTTTTTGTATATGCCCTGATAATTTCAAGATGGTTTGCGTTTCTTTTAATCATTGCTTTCCATTCCGCTTCTGTATCATCAAAATTTGTTCTTGATGTGTAAGCTGAATAACTTGCATCTGCATTAATCAAAGTAACGCTATCACCAGCAGCGGAGTAAATTTGTGCGATTTCATCTGCGGTTCTTTCTTCCATAATAAAAAAATTAATTAATTACAGTTTACCCTGCTTCAAGGGCTGTGACTTTTGTTGATAATTCTTTAATAGCATTTACTAAAACAGGAATCAACTGATCTCCTTTAAATTTTAAATTATCTGCGTCTTTACTATCAATAATAACACTGTTAGAACCCTCTAAAGCAAGAATATCCTGTGCATAAAAACCATACCTTTTATCACCTGTTTTTTCATCAGAATCACGATTTTTTCTAAACCAGAATGATTTTGGTTTTAGTTGATTAACAAAATCCAACCCATGTGAAACAACACCATCTTCAATTTTGTCTCTTTCATCAGAGGTAACTGTAAAAGCAACTTTTATAAAAGCATTTGTAATGCTGTTATCTCCAAGACAAATTTGATTACTTGCAGTCGTAATTTCACCGCTAGGAGAACCAGACCTACCAGCATCATGTCCTAAAATCAAATTATTACCTCCTGAAAAAACACTTGCTCCAGCGGCACTACCCATGGCAGTATTATCGCTTCCGGTTTCCGAAACCCCTAAACAATCACCACCAATAGCCACATTGTTACTGCCAGTAGTATTTGCGTCCAATGTTCTATAGCCGATAGCGACTCCACTAGATCCCGCTGTGTTAATCTTTAAAGCGTCTTTACCCACGCTTACATTGTTAGCACCTTCAGTGTTACCTCCTAAAGAATCTTGACCCACTGCGGTGTTGTTACTGCCCGTTTGATTACCATCTAAAGCACCTGATCCTACAGCCACATTATCTGTACCACTTGTGTTAATTTTCAAAGCATCATGACCTACAGCAGTGTTGTCGCTGCCTGTAGTAGCATTAAGGGCGCTTTCTCCAACAGCAGTATTCCTTGAACCTGTTTCAAGGAGACCTAAAGAATTTGCTCCGCAGGCCGTATTTTCATCACCTGTAGTGAGAGCGCCTAACGCAAAAGTTCCCATAGCTGTATTTCTCGCTCCTGATGATATAACAGTACCTCCAAAGCTACCGCAACACGTATTAGCTTCCCCTGAAGTATTTGCGCTCAAAGTTGCATGACCAATAGCAGTATTATTATTACCAGTAACAGCAGCATCCAAAGCAGTCTGGCCTAATACAGTATTGTGAGCAACAGAGTTTGTACCCTTACCAATATTTATACTGTTGATTGTTCCATCCACAGCAAAGGCAGGGCCACCAGCTAATGTAAATAAATTTATAAAAGCATTTCCAGAAGTATTGTTGATTTGCATAATACTAGTAGAAGTATTTGCAAAAAATTGCGAAGCATAATTTGTAGCAGGTGCTGAACCACCGCTGCTGTTTGTAGCTAAAGCTTGAAAAGATTCTTGAATATCAACTCTAACCGCGGCTCCGGTTCCATTATCAATAGTAAAATCTTTTTGACTCATCTACCTTGTCCAAAATTTTTATTTAATTATATACTACCTTAAAATCAACTACCACGCCCAAAACCTGTTGCAGAATATTTAAAATTTCTATTTACATTACTTCCTCCAGAATCTTTTACATCAATATCAAAACCAGTTCCAGTAATATTTGATAGGACGAAAAAATCCCCTTGCGATTGGTTTTCTATTGTTATTCCTATTGATGGTAGAACAGAATTTGCTGCAATGCTAGTTCCTGATTGACCAGTAAAGAAACTATTTGTAAAAGTCACTGACTTTGTGGAAGTGCCAGAAGCAATAAATCCACCAGCGGAAGCCCCTGCATTCCCAAGGCTTGTTTCTGTTCTGCTTTCTATTTGTGCTGTATATCCTAATTCCTCAATTTCGATTGATTGAGCAACGTCTTTTGTAACCATATCGCATCTAAATTTAAAACCTCTCGCAATATATTTTCCATTTATAAATGGGTTAAACTGGCTAAATTCAGCACTAAAATTGCAGTCACCACTAGTCGAAAGAGATGTTGCTGAGGTTAATGTAAAAGTACCTGTGTCTGGAACTGATTGTATTTGATAATCCCCATCAACACCTGTACCAGATGTAAAGTCAAGTGTTACAAAACTTCCTACAGAATATCCATGTGAGGTTTTAGAAATAGTTATTATTCTTCCAGCACCGCCTGAGCCGTCATTTATTGTATATGCACCAGCAGTAGAAGTATCAGGGTCTGAATCACTCGTTGCTACTAGCAGCTTGGCGTTTACATCAATAGCAACAGTAGTTCCATTAAAATCAGTCCATGTGTTTACATTTTGTAGTCTGTCATCAAATAATTCATTAAAATAAAAACCTTTAGAAACTAAATGTCTTTGCAAAATTACTGGCTGTTTACCGCCTAAATCTAAAGTATTTGCAAAAGCATAAGTTCCACCGGCATCTACTGAATTACCTAATTGGTTGAAGTCATCTATTGCATTAAA